ACCGCAGCCGGCGCCTCTTTTCGGCCGAAGGCTGGCCGCGAGGACATCTCCGGACTCGTCTCGGATGTGGGGTCTGCCGCCGCGAAGTCAGCACTCGAAGATGAGGCCGTGCGGCAGGCTACTGGCAACCCGGACGCCCGCCAGCCATTGACGGCCGAGGAGGTTGACCGTATCTCCGATGCGCTGCTGAAGAAACGAGCCGAAGAGATACGAGCCCGGTTCCCTGACGCGAGGACCGTGTCGCATGGGTGACATCAGAGAGCGGATCATTGCTGAGGCTGCCGCGCGACAGGATCGCGTGTACCGACTGGACCCGCCTCCGTCCGCCAGCGACGGCACGATTGATTGCTCACTCTTCGTGCTGGAGGCGGCTGCATCTGCTGGCGCCCCGCTGACAGGCGTCAGGACCGCCGAGCAGATCAGGCAGGCCACCGTACCGATCCCGTTCCCCGACGTGCTGCCGGGGGACCTCCTGTTCTTCGAGCGCACCTACGATGCCGCCGGCCCGGCCGGTCCCGATGGGCGCATCGCCAGCCACATCGGCATCAGTCTCGGAGCCGGCACGCGGAAGATGTGGGACGCGCACGAGCGTGAGGGCGCCGACGTGGCCGTTACCGACATCAGCACGGGCTACTGGCAAGAACATCTCTTCGAGGCGCGACGGCTGCCGGCCCTGGTTGCCGCTGAGGCGCCCGTAGCGGGCAAACCTGACCCGTGGGAGTGGTTCAGCGCGGAACAGATCGCCAGTATCACGAACTGCCCCGTCGACGCGGTACGCGCGAACTGGCCGCGCCTGGTCGAACAACTCGGGCACTGTGGCAACAACAGCCGTCCAACCCAGATTGCGCTGGCGGCCACGGTGGCGATTGAGTCGGCCCGAACGTTTGAACCTGTGCGTGAGGCGTTCTGGCTTGACGAAGCGTGGCGGGCCGCCAACCTCACGTACTACCCGTATTACGGGCGCGGCTATATTCAGCTCACACATCAATCGAATTACGCCGAGTACGGCCCAAAGATCGCGAAGTTGTGGCAGACCAGCCCCGATCAACCGGACTTCAACCTCGCGGGCGAGCCTGACCGCGCGCTGGACCCCGACATCAGCGCGGCCGTCTCCGCGCTCTACTTCCGCGACCACGGCGGGGACGGCCAGAACCGCATTCCGCAGGCGGCAGCCATTGGCAACTGGGCCGAAGTCCGCCGGCTGGTGCAGGGCGGCTCGGACGGCTTGCCTGAACTCACGCAGATGGCGAACGCGCTCTGGGCGCTGCCGATGCCAGGAACGGCGCCAACCCCGACACCATCCCGAGCGCTTGTGCTGATCGGAGAGATCGATGAGCGACTCACTGAGTTGAAAGGATTGGTTGCATGAGTAAGCGCATCATGATCACGTTGACCGACGAAGAGTTCGCCCTGCTGGAGCAGAAGGCTGCGCAGGAGCGACGTACGCCGCGCGAGATGGCCGCCTATCTGGTGACCCGGCCATCCCTCATTTTGAACACGTCAACTATCACCCAGTCCTACCCGCCTCAGTGGTGGCAGAATCCGGTCACCTCTACCGGCCATCTGACTCTCAATGGCGGAAGACACCTGTAAGCCACGGAGGCAGCATGACCGATCATTACGAGATTGAGGTGGTTGTCCGAGACTCGAAGGGAGGCACGGCAACCGGCCACGCCGAGTACCAGTCGGACGCGACCATCGAACAGGTGCCGCACGAGCTGATCCAGCACGTCGTCCAGCACGCGGGCGAGTCGCGGGTGCGGGAGATCAACGAGGCGAAGTGAGCGTGTCAGACTGATAGGCGAGCGGTCAGTGCTACAGACTCGGTTCGTACAAGATCAAGCCGATTCCGATGAGGACACCGACCACCATCACCATAGCCTCTCCGTCCGTCTTTGCTGTGGCGGCCTGATTCCCCCATCCGGTCCAGCATGCTCCACCAATAAGCGCCACGATGAGCAGCAGCCCGACGAGTTTTATGCCCATGACCCAGGCGTTCTCCACCGGGCACGCGTAGTGCTTTCTATCGGTCTTTGGATATTGGACACCACATGCTCGACAAGGCACCGTAGAGTACGGAAACTGGCTCATCCCGCTACTCCTCCTGCTCTCCTGGGAGCGCCGCGAGGCCCGGCTGCTGGTCGAGCAACGCGCGCCACGCATCGAGCACCGGCGGCGCATCTCGCTGTACCTTCCAATGCACCCCTTCGTACCCGAAGGTGGCATCTTGCAACTCAAGCCAGAGTGCTTCCCCCGCCGCAGCGAGCGCCGCCCTGGCGGATCGCTCGGCGGCGAGGGCGTCGAGCCACTCCAGGTCATCGTGCATTGTCATGTCCTTTCGTCCTCTGATTGCTGGGCCTCCGAGGGCGGCGCGGTGACAGTTGATCGCTCGGGACGGATCGGGATGACCTCGTCGTAGTCGGCTGAAATGAGGTTCTTACGTCCTCTCTCGTCCTGAACCGTGACGTAGAGGCGCGGGTGGCGCTTGCCCTGCTCCATGCGAACGAAGGTGCCTCGTCGGACTCCGACGCCCTGGATCACCACGTCAACCTGATCGCCTCGCTGTAATTCGCGCATTCGTCGCCTCTCTCTCCCTGCTCGTCGGGCCTGCGGGTGGTGGTGGTCATGCGATGTCCACGAGTCCGAACTCGTCGCTGTAGTCGTACTGCGGCTCCGCGTTCTGCGCCAGCTCACACGCGAGTGCGCAGGCGAGTCTGTGGCAGCAGCGGCCTGACGCCGACTTCTGCGAGGCCGGGCAAGAGCAACCAGCGCCGGTCACCATCGTCATGTACACGATCTTCGTGTTGCGCGAACTGGAGAACAGCACCACGCCGATCAGGGCGCCGTTGACGCGGGCCTCGCCGCGCGCCCACATGCTGCGCTTGGCGAGGAGGGCTTCGGCCTTTGCGCGGATCGTCCGACTATGTGAAGCTATCTGTGCTGAGGTCATGTCACTTCCCTGCTTTCGGATGTGGCTGCGGCAGGCCCGCCCAGGGTGATGACCTGGGCGGGCCGCTTTGTCGTTGTTAGCGGCTCCAGTAGGGGAAGAATCGCGCTGCTCCTACTCGGATAGTGAACTTCTCAACCCGGACGATACGCTCAGGACTGGTCGTGAACCGTGTACCCGTGCAGTCGATGAATTGTCGCTGCTCGTTGCTCGCGAGCCACTTCTTCATCTCCACAAGACTGGCAACGCTGGTGACGATCTTCTGTCCGTTGATGTTCGTAAATCGAACCTTCTTTGCCGTTGCCATCTCAGTCCGTCTCCTCGTGGGTGGCGGCTCGGGCTGGTCGCCCGAGCCTGGGGTGGGTGATTAGCGGTTGATGCTGTTGTTGAGAGTGGCGGCAATGGTGTGGAGGCGGTTGCCAGCGGCGCAGAGGCGACCGCCGCAGCCGCAGGTGCGGCAGATGTCGAAGTGAGCATTGAAGGCGTCGCGAGCGTCAAAGTAGCGGTTGATGATGTTGGCGGTTGCAGTGGTCATTTCGGTGCTCCCTCGCTGTTCGTAAGTACATGATACCGTACTTCTCAGGACATGTCAATACATATAGCGTCCAAAGTAGCTGTATTTGAGTATACTTGTCAGGACTCGTCATGCTATACTCAGTGCATGGAGAGTCCACGTATGCTGACAGTCAAACAAGTGGCCGAACGGCTCCAGATTGGGCAGGTCACAGTGCTGCGTTGGTTGCGATCTGGGAAGCTCGTCGGTGTCAAACCGGGCGGTACGCGCATCGGATGGCGTGTACCCGTCTCGGAAGTCGAGAGGATGGAGCGGGGCGAATGATGATGCTGACTATTCCAGCAGGGGTCTACCGTATTCGTAATAGGATCACGGGAGAGGTTTATGTTGGCAGCGGTAGAAACATCTATGAGCGCATCAAATCCCACATAGGGACGCTGGAGCGCGGCAGCCATCACAATCGTCCGCTTCAGACGGCTTGGATAACCTATGGCCCGCAGGCGTTCGCCTTCAGCATCTTGGAAGTCACACCAACGGATCAGACGCCGCGCATCGCGGCTGAAAACCGTTGGATGGACAAACTTCGACTCACGTCATCTGGCCTCTATAACCAACGCCCCGCAAGGGCGGGGTGTTTCCCTGGACGAAGGGGGATTTACCGCCGCCCCGCGCCGCAGGGCCAGCGGCCTGCTGGCGCCGTGGAGGGGTGAGTGATGAGTCACGAAGAAAAGCAGGCGATTCAGCATATCCTTGCGGGGTACAGAGAGGCCAAAGCGGCGGTTGCGCTACTGGATGTTCGTGCGGCGTATTTACGCGGGCGTGTGGATCTGCTCATGGAAATACAGGCGCAACTCGTGACTGAAGAGGATGCCACTCCCCCCGCCGCCGACAGCTCGGAGACTGACGCATGAGCGACCCGAGAGAGTACGTCATGGGCGAATGCGGCGACGGCAGCACGGCGCTCTGTTGCGGCTGGTGCTCCCTCGCCGCACCGAATCATCTGCCGTGGTGTGACGAGCAGGCCGCCTCGGCGCCGACGAGCGAGGACACGAGCGATGACTGACTGCAAGCACGACGGCGAATTGGAGATTTCGGACTGTTGGACTGGCGAGCGCCGTGTTTCGCAAGCGTGGTGCACGCAATGCAGACATCGAGTGGTCTATGTTGACTTCGGGGTTGATCCAGAGACGAGCGAGCAGCCGGCCGCCGCTGATCGGGAGGTGGAGTGATGCCGCTCTCGAAGGATCTCCGATGGAAGTGTGACCTCGGCTACACCGTGCGTTGCCTCGTAGACGCAAAAACTGATGCCTACGCGCGGCGGGTCGCAAAGAAACTCCGCGACCGCGTCGACGAAATCATCGAGATGGCAATGGCCGAGCGCAAGGCCCGCACGGAAGCCGAGGCCTGACCCGCCGCACGCCAGCCGCCGCGCGCAGCTCGTTGGGCGAAGGAGAGACGATCATCAACAATCTGTCCACCTTCAGAGGCCGACCCACCGCCACGCCAGCCGCGTCCTGGGTCGGCCATCTGCGCTCGCGCATCGAAGAGTTGTTCTGCTCCTGGCTCACCCGTCGTGGCTTTCCCGGCGCGATCCAGCCGATGACGTTCACCGACGAGCTGACCCGCCAGACCGTCACCGTGCGCGTCACCACGGGCTACACGATCCTGACCGTCGATGGCCGTGACTTCTTCTTCCACCGGCTGACGGGAACGTTCGATGGGACTGGGGGTATACTGTCCACGTGACCTTGTCTTGGTGGGGGGCAACCCACAGAGACATACAGGCGGCCGCTCTCTTCGGAGGGTGGCCGTTCTGCGTATACTGATCGGAGCCTGCAATCGTGGGTTCGAATCCGGCCGTGCGCTTCGGCGTAGCGTCCTCTAGCGGCCCAGGAGACAGGCAGCCGGTACTTGGCCGGCAACAGAGAAGCCCCACGTACACGCCTTCGGGTTTAGGTCGTGGGGCTTCTTGCATGTCCTGCACGCGGGGGAGCGGCGCGGAGGGCAGTCAAAGGCCCGGCAACCGATGCCGGGCCTTCTGGTGGGGTGGTGGTGGGGCAGCGCCAATGCTGGTGCCAACGAAGCCAATTTGGCACCAATTCATCGGTAAGACTCGGACTATCTGGACTGCTCGGACAGGGTTTCTATCGAGAGGGCAACATCTCTTGTACTACGGCGAGTGATTGGTCGAGGATATCGCACATCTCGAACTCTGTATCTGGTAGACACCTCCTTACTGCGCCAATTTCTGCGCCAAAGTGCTGGAATCGCCCTCTTCCGCCTCGCTGAGTAGGTTGCCCATGATGTCCGCAACCTCGCGGTGTTGGCCGCCGAGCACGTGTCCGTACCGTGCCACGGTGAACGCTGAGGACCGATGCCCCAGGATCTCAGCGACCACCGGCAACGGCCGCTTGTTCGCGATCATGAACGTCGCCGCGCTGTGGCGAAGGTCGTGAGGACGCAAGCGGGTGATACCAGCGGCCTTCACGTGCGCCATCAGGTTCTTCCAGAGCGTGTTACTCGGGTACGGTCGCCCCGTCACATGGCTCGGGAACATCCACGGAGAGCCGGCGACAGACGGCGATCCGCGTCGGCGCCCCCGGGCTGGAACGCCAGCATCAGCTTTGATGAGGTCGGCGTGAGCGCGGATGCTGGCGATACAGGCGGTGGGAAGCGGGACCCATCGTTCCCGCTTCCCTTTCGTGGCGCCGATATCATGCGGGGTGCGCACCGAGCGCTGAATCCGAAGACTACCTGTACGATCATCGTAGTCAGTCTTCTTCAGCCCACGCACCTCGCCAGATCGTAACCCGACCGCGAGCAAGATCCACCAAACCGCGTGCCACCGCGTGCCACGCGCAACGCGCAGCAGCGCCCGCGCTTCCGTTTCTGAGAGCACTACCGTTTCTACCTGGGGAAGCTTCGGTAGGACAACTCGATCGACAATGTTCGCACTGAGAACACCATCACGAACAGCGCTCATCAGGATTGACGATAGAAGTCCGACGACCAGTCGTTGATACCGCTCGCTGAGCGGTTCCCCCTTTCGATTCTTCTTGCGTCGCATCTCGGCCAGGACCGTATCAACATGGCTGGGCCTGACATCTTCCAGGGACACGGAGTCAATGGGCGAAAGGTGGCGCCTTCGAGTCCGGTAAGCCGCCTCGGTCCCCGTGTCCCAGGTGTGCCGATCCAACCACGCGTCCGCGTAGTCCCCGAGCAAGGTCAGGCCATCATCAAGCGCCAGACCGCGAAGATGCCGATCACACTGATCTGCCAGCCAGATCTCGGCTTCCGCAAAGGTCGCGCAGTATTTCGACCGGCGACCAGGATCAACCCCGCGAGGGAGCTGCGCTCGCCACGCATCTCCGACCTGGGTAATCGTGCCCGTGCCGTACAGGCGCTTCTTAGACTTCCGCGCCATCACTTCCTCTCCTTAGATCGATGGCGCGCAACATACCAGACTGACGACGATTGCGGATCAGGGCGTCGGCCCACGCCAAAACGGCCGGGCGTTGGGATGGACTGACCACAGTGGGGTTGATCCGTAAGAGTGGCGCAACAGCCTGGTTGACGTAAACCAGCAGCGCAGCAAGGTGTCCTCCCATGAGTACGTCCTCAATGACGCATGTGTGCGAATCTCCGGCCGGTCGAGTGTTCATACCCCGCCTCCAGCGCCGGACCACCACCTCAACCGATACAGTAGCGTTTTCGCACCGCCGGTTGGTATCCCCTTATAGGTACGAATAACTAGTCATAACGGTTGCCCCCGTGCAATATTGCACATAACCTACTAGATCATGTGTTCTACGCGCTGTAATACGGAATCCAGCGTTGAAGTGATGCACCAGCCAGCGCAGGGGGTCAGTCGCGCTGGTGCGAGACGTGGTAGCCGGCGATCTGGTAGCGGATCGTGGCGAGGAACTGCTGGCGGTCGGCCTCTGGCATCTCCGCGAGTTCTCTGACGAGGCTGTCTACCGCGTCAGCAGAATCCGGGCCAAACAGTCCGGCCAATTGCGCCCGCAAGGAAGGCTGATAGTCGCCTTCGTCAGGGAGCAGACCTTGCGCTCGTAAGCGCGTCATAAGGTCTGCCTCTGAGATCGTCAGAGCAGCAGCGAGCGACGTGATCTGGTTTGTGCGCAAGTGCCGCTCGCCACGTTCCCACGGACGGTAGCCGTCAACGGTCAGATCCCAATTGTCGGCTACTTGCTGCTGAGTCAAGCGCCGCTCACGCCGAATCTCCTTGAGAACGCCGGCGAGCAGCAGCCCTTCAGGGGATGTCTTGTCAGGAGTCGGCTTACTCAGCATGAACTCCAACACGGCGATTGCCATTGCACCCCTCTACTCTAGTCGCAACTAGTCTAGTTTCACAGTGATATTCCGTCCGGTGCAAAGATATTGAACTGGTTGACTTTAGACTAGTTTAGGAAGTACCATAGCCCCACGGAAGTGGTACATTGTGTACCGATCCACGGAGGCACGATGGGACAAGAAGATACGGAGCGCCAAACGGTGTTCCCACAAATCAGCATCTACCTCGGTGACCTCCGTGGGGTCATTGAAGAACTCGCTGCCAAGCAGGGCAAGAAACGCTCGCTGGTGGTACGTGAAGTTCTCGTCGCCGGACTACGAAGTCTGGGTCATCTGTCCGAAGAAGCGGATGAGGTGGCATGAGATGGACAACACTGACCCGGTCTGGTTGACGGTCAACGAGTTCTCGACCTTGATCCGCATGCCACGCTCAACGGTGTACGAGGCGGTCGCCAACGGGCGCCTTGAACATCGCCGCATCGGCGGCAGTATCCGCATCCACCGCGAAGCCGGCATCGTCGCTGCTGACGGCCAGCCACACCGCCAGTCCCGCAAGCCTCGACTCGTGGTCGTGCGCACCCAACGGAGGGCAGCGAGATGAGCACCGCAACCGAGTACGCGCGTACCCCCGCCGTCGCCCTGCACCTCGCCAATGTTGCGGCGTCCGAGGCGGCAGCGCGATTCGACGTGCATTGGTTCGCCTGTCGAACTCGGATCGCCGGTGGCAACTGCCGACGCTGTAGCGATCTCGACCATGACGCCAACCGCGCAGCGGACGCCGAGCGCCAGATGCGGCGCGCGCAGCCGGCGGCGAGGGCGTGATTCCATGCGATCCACGCAGAGCGGTCTTGATAGCTGATTGCCACTCTGCCGATCTCGGTGTGCGTCGCCGTGTGGACGCGCAGCAGCCGGACATTCTGCCCGATAGGCCGGCACACAAGGAGAACGCACATGCCAACGCGCCGAGGGCCTCCGAGCGCCGCAACCTACATCAGCACTTCAGGCATTGAGATTCGAGTGACCGCCTAGCCGAGCAGCGCCGGCGCCGACCAGTGGACACCTACCCCGCAGGGCGGCCAGCACGCCGTTCCTGCGGGGCTTCACACACACAACGCAAAGGGCTGACCCGCTTGAACGAGCCAGCCCCGAGAAAGGCCGAACCGTGATCGACCCTTCCACCGAACAGATGCTAGCAGAACCGACCGACATGCTCGCCCCCTTTTATGCCGACATGCGAGCCGGCATCGACCTCAAGCCCGCAGCGCCCCGCATCCGTGACCTGATCGTGGCCGGCTACCGCGAGTTGCTCGAAGCCAACACCTACCTCGGCAACGCCGCCGAGTGCGCGCACATCAAGGCGCGGTTGTTCGAGTTGGGGGCCAACCCGTGATCTTCCGAAGCCGCAACCCACGCAGCCACACACCATCACCACAGCAGGTGCACTACGACGCGGACAAGCGCGAGCACGAGCGGATTCAGGGCCAGTACGAGTTGTCCATTGCTCAGTGGTCGGTCGAACAGGGCTGCGAGCATCACGACTACACCCCCGACCAACTCGACCGCTACGAGGCGCTCAGGATCGCTCAGGGCGATGCGCGTGTCGGTCGCTGCCTCATCTTCGGTCAACTCCTGTTCGACACCGAGCGTATCTGCGAGTACCCACGCCCAGAGAGCGTGGCGTCATGAGCAAGACATGTGAGTGCATCGAAGAGACGAACAAACTGCTCGCTGAGCACAACACTGAACTCGGCTTTCACTTCCTTATGAATCGGGAGACTGGCGGGGTCAACCAGACCGTACGACTCGTCACCAACATCATCGAGAAGAAGCGCGGCGCTCGCCCGCTGGCGATAGTCCCGACGTTCTGCCCGTTTTGCGGACAACGCTACGCGCCAGAGGCCGACCGATGACCGGCCACTTCCGCCCGGCCGACACAGAGACGGCCTCCTGCCAGCGGCGCCAGGAGGCGCGCTACCTGCGCCTTTGCCAACCGATCAATGCGGCGGCCTACGGCCACGAGGCCGCTGAGGGCGAGCTGCTGGCCGCGAGGATTCAGGCGCTTTTGTCAGTGGAGCGTGAGCCATGAGTTACAGCGACGTGGGCGTCGGCTACACGGACTCCGATGAGGACAGCGAACAGTATCAGCGCGGGTACGCAGAAGCCTGTGAAGTCACTGACAGGATGCTCGGTGACGCACTGGAAACGTGCGAGTCCTTCCGCAAGCTGAATCGCCGCTACTACGAGGAGATCAAGCGCCTGCGCGGGCTACTCGGGCTTGATCCGTACCCACTGTTCGATGTTGAGAAGGTGGTCGAGGTGACGTCATGAGCGGTTTTTCGCGCTGCCGAGCATGCCGAGGTCAGAGCATCGACGGGGAGTCCTGTCTCCAGTGCGGCCGGCCCATCAGCGACGACGTGCAGGAGGCCGAGGCGCGGCTGCTGGCCGGCGTCCGCAACGCGCTCCTGATCGAACTGGTGCTGTTCGGCGGCGTGCTCGCTGGGCTGTGTCTGCCGCTCTGGCACGACGAGGCTGTGAGGATGATCTGTGCGTTTCTGTGAAACCTGCGGGACAGAACTCTTCCGTCGTCCGAATCAGAGAGCCAGTTATTTCAGGGCTCAGAGATTCTGCAATCGCACCTGTGCAGGCTTAGCGATTCGAGCCGCCTTTGCAGCGGCGCACTTTCCCTCCACCCCCAAGAAATGCGCGACTTGCGCGGTTGAGTTGATCCGAAGACCGCTCGAAACAGTGGGTGATTTTAGAGATCGCGCTTTCTGTAGCAAGGTCTGCATCCGATATCCACAGCGCGCGGCGAGAGCGATGCCCGCAGCTCGATCTTGCAAGACATGTGGCCTTGAGTTGACACGCAAGCAAGGAGAGAGGATCAGCAACTTCAAGCAGCGATTGTCCTGCGGACCAGGCTGCATACAGTTTCCATGTCGCGCTGTCCTTGTTCTTCCGCCAGAGTTTGCGGCGCCTCTTCACGAAAAACCAGAGGATTTCTACATACCCGAGCCAAATAGTGGGTGCTGGCTCTTTCTCGGGCGAATAAGCCCAAACGGATACGGGTTAGTCACCTATAGGCGTGCTCAGTGGCCGGCGCATCGAGCGATCTACACCCAAGTGATTGGGGAGATTCCACCGGGTTTACAGCTCGACCATCTTTGTCGAAACAGAGCTTGTGTCAACCCGGATCACTTGGAGCCTGTCACTCAGTACGAAAACTGGAGGCGAGGGCGATCATCCGGTGCCATAGCGGCTCGGACTGGTCAGTGTCAGAAGGGGCACGCCTTCACCGAAGAAAACACGGCCTTTCGAAGCAAGGGCAACAAGCGCGACTGCTTGACATGTCAGCGATCTCGCAAGGCCCCAGCATGACCGCCATCTTCCTCGCCCTCGCCGTGCTCGCCGTGCTGGTGCTCGGGCTGGTGGTGTGGGTGGGCGACTCGGGTGCACTGGAGGGGGACGCGTGAGCACCGACTACCGATGCAGCGAGTGGTCGGGCGCGTTCGATGGCTTGCACGACCGCGAGCCGTGCGACCGCGAAGGCATCTGTCAGGTCTGTGTGCTCCTGACAGAGCCGCTGGAGGGCGAGAGCCGCGTGCAGTGGGCAAAACGCGTCCTCGGCCTCACCGCGATGGAGGGAGCGGCCTGATGACGCTCTGGGCAAAGCTCAACGGAGACCCGTACAGCGACCCCCGGTGGATAGCGTGGTGCGATGGCTTGGAAGACCGCATCGAAGCCATCCGGCTTGAGCAGTGCGCGGATCGTATCTGTCCAACGTGCGCATCGCATGTCGGTGAACCACTCGACCGAACGTGCGGTCGGTGTGGCGAAACCAAGCCCCTCTCCGGGTTCTCGCGCGATCGAACGGAGTACCTCGGCCGGTCATTCCGCTGTCGTCTCTGCAAGAACGCCGCAAACAAGGTGACCAGATCGCGGCGTGCACTCAAGAACATGGGCAGGGCCTCATGACCGACACCGACCGGCTGGCCCAGGCGGCATGGGCGTTGATCCACGCGGCCTCAGATCCGATCACCTACCCCGTGTTCGACGGGCACCGGGTCGTGATCCTGCCAGCGGCCTACCTGGAGCAACTGGAGGAGGCACTCGAAGCCGTGCCGCCGACTGAGCAGGGCGGGGGCTAACAGTGTGGCTGTACGTGCCGAAGTCCCTGCTACCTACGTCTCTGCCTTCTCTGGAATCGGCGCCCTTGATGTCGCCATCGGACGAGTGTTTCCAGATGCTCGCTGCCTCCTCTACGTGGAGAGGGAAATCCCGTCTGTGGCGACTCTGGCGGCTCGCATGGAGTCGGGCGAGTTGGATGCCGCACCTGTTTGGGGAGACGTACGTACGGTCCCCACAGACGCTCTCAGCGGCCGTGTCGGCATGGTGGTCGGAGGGTTCCCCTGTCAAGACCTCTCGCTGGCCGGCAAGGGGGGCGGCATCCACGCCGAACGGTCTGGACTCTTCTTTGATCTCATGCGACTCATTCGCGACGTGGGACCAGCCTACGTCTTTCTGGAGAACGTCGCAGCAATCACTGTTCGAGGACTCGACGCCGTACTCGGATCGCTGGCCGAAAGCGGGTTCGATGCGGAGTGGGGCTGTCTCAAAGCAGCCGACATTGGCGCGACTCATAGCCGTGACCGCTGGTGGCTGCTCGCGTGGGACTGGACGCAACTGGCCGACGCCGGCAGCCATGAACCCGAACGATGGCGAGCAGCCAGAGACATGGCGAACTCGGGCGGTTCTACTGAAGGAGAAGCATCACAACGGCAATGGCGCGGGCGTTCCGCTCGCCATTGCCGCGCAGTCTCCTGCGCGGCAATGGCAGACGCCGAGCGTGGCCGACACGACGGGCGGGCACCTGAGCCGCTCAGGTGCCCGCCGAGGGGAGTTGCTGTTGCGGGGACAGGCGAAAGCCTGGGCGACGCCAACGGTACGGGACTGGAAGGACGGAGCCTGTGCGGATGCGGATGTGCCGACGAATGGACTGCTCGGACGGCAGGCCGTCCGAGCAGTGATTGGCCCGGATTCCCACCCGGACCTGACGACCGAGACGGATGGGCAGCCTACCTCGCCCAGTACCCCGACCTCGCCCCTGCAATTGAACGAGCGGTTCGTGGAGGCGCTCATGGGACTGCGAACCGGGTGGACCGACTGCGCGGACTCGGCAACGCCGTTGTGCCACAGCAAGCCGAAGCCGCCTTGCGAGCACTCTGGTTTCGCGCCTTTGGAGTGTGGCCGTGAGTAAGACGGTGACCGCCGCCCGAGCAGCCGGCACGACGACGATCTCGCCGGTGCTGCTGGCGATGTCCGAGGCAGCGTTCCAGCGTCAGGTCAAGGCGACGTTGGCATCGCTCGGGTACGTCGTGTGGACGTTCCCGATCATGAAGCGGACTACGGCAGGCGTGCCTGATCTGACGTTCTGGCATCCGAAACGACCGGGCCGCTTGTGGTTCTGGGAACTCAAGAAGGCTCGTGGAAGAGTCCGCCCAGAGCAACAGGAGGCCATCGACCATCTGAGCACCGTCCCCGGTGTGGACGCTCGGATCGTGCGGCCCCAGGACTGGGAAGTATTGCGTTGGGGGTTGCTCTGATGACCAACCAGCATCCGTGCGTCGTGGCGCCGGGAGGGGCGTAGGGTGAAGCCGTACTTCGAGAGAGATGGCATCGTCATCTATCACGCCGACTGCCGAGACGTGTTGCCCACCCTCGAGGCCGACAGCGTCGATCTGGCGCTGTCTGACCCGCCGTACGGTATCTCGCTCGATACGGCGAATCACCAGCGCAAGCGCGGTGCGCTTGCGCTGGCAAACGACTACGCCCCCGTACACGGCGACAGTGAGCCATATGACCCGTCTCTGCTGCTGCGATTCCCTCGCCTGATCCTATTCGGCGGCAACCACTTCGCCAGCCGCCTGCCAGAGTCGCCATCGTGGCTTGTCTGGGACAAGGTGGCGAACCTGAGATCAGATCGGGCGCTCGGGTTCAACGACAACGCCGACGCGGAACTGATCTGGACGAACATCGGCGGACCCGTCCGTGTGTTGCGGCACCAGTGGATCGGCCTCATGAAAGGCACGGAGCGCGGCGAGAGTCGTGTCCACCCGACACAGAAGCCTGTCGCCCTGATCCGCTGGCTCATCGACTACTACAGCCAGCCGGGTGACCTGATCCTCGATCCCTACATCGGCTCAGGGACGACTGCCGTAGCGGCGCGTGACACAGGTCGCCGCTGCATCGGCATCGAGATCAGCGAAGCGTACTGCGAGATCGCAGCCCGAAGATTGGATCAGATGGTGCTGCCGATGGGGGAATCAGCATGACCGCCGCCGCCGACACCGCGCTAGGCCGGCGGGGGAGCGGGGGGCTTCGGCTTCGGGCCGGGCTTCGGGCGCTGGAGAGCTACCAGCTCGTCGCGCTCGATCAGGTAGTCACGCCCGGGCTTGATCGGGTGAAGACGGCCGGCGTCGATATAGCGCCGGATGGTCATGTGGCTGACACCGAGGTAGTCGGCAGCCTTTGGGATTGTCAGCAACTTCTCACCGTCCACGGCTCAGAGGATAGCGCCCGATGCATACATCGTAACACGTTAGCTAGCTACACACGACCATTTGAATTGTGTATAATGAGAGCACACATCCTATCTGGTGGTGACCGATCATGGTAGCTGAGAACGTGACAGCGTTGACCGTTCGGGAGCGGAACGACATGCCCGCCGTGATGTTCACCGACGAGCAGATCGCGCTCATTACACGGACCATCTGCAAGGGCGCCCAGCCCGACGAGCTGGAGTTGTTCCTGGGCCAGTGTCGGCGGACCGGCCTCGATCCGTTCGCACGGCAGATTTACGCCGTCATGCGGTGGGACAGCAAGCAGCGCCGAGAGGTGATGCAGACTCAGGTCAGCATCGACGGGTTCCGCCTGATCGCTGAGCGCACGCGCCACTACGGCGGACAGCTTGGGCCGTTCTGGTGCGGCAAGGATGGCGTCTGGACGGACGTGTGGCTGGCCGACGAGTTCCCGTCAGCGGCAAAGGTCGGCGTCCTACGGAACGACTGGAAGGAACCGCTGTACGCCGTCGCCACCTGGAAGTCCTACGTGCAGACGTTCAAGCGCGATGGCAAGGAAAGCGTCGGCACCATGTGGCAGAAGATGCCCGAGGTCATGCTGGCGAAGTGTGCGGAGTCGCTGGCACTGCGCCGCGCATTCCCACAGGAGTTGTCGGGCCTCTACACCGCCGAAGAGATGGCACAGGCCGACAAGGACGAACCTGCGACGGCACCCACCATCGTGGACCTACAGCCCGTCGTTACTGATGCGCCAGAGGAGCCGCCGAAGCGTGTGCCCTGCAACAAGAAGGCGTTCCTGGTCGGCTGGCACACGACCGTCAAGAACACGCGATTTGATGCCGATGATGTGCGGGCTAAGTTCATTGGCTACCACACGGGCGAGAAGTTCACATCGCTGGCGGCATTCCTCGATCAAGCAACAAACGAGGAGGCTGCGGCGCTCGTCAAGGCCGTCAGCGACCGTATTGCTGCCGAGGCCAGGAAAGCCAACAGGGCCGCATCGTGACGGGCGGGATGCTGCATCAGGCGGCTGACGTGTGCCCGACGTGCAAGGGCAGTGGCGTGCTTGCCGAACCCGTTGAAGAACGGTTCGGCGGGTACATCGACGGACCAGCACCAGCGGCCCGTCTGTGGCTGGTGCGAGTCAGCGGGTGCTCAGGGCTTGATCCGAGCGTCGAGAAGTCGGAGTACCTGTTCTCGGAACGCTTCAAGATTCGCGAGCGCGAGGCCGTCCGCGAGATGTCAGACGGGTTGCTCGTGGAGCATGTCGCACGTCTGCGGCGCCTGATCGTCATGGCTGGCGAGGCTGGCCGCGACTTCCTGGACGAGTTGACCCGCGACCGTCACGAGATGGCGTCGTCAGAGTTGAGTTGGCGCCAGCGGGCGGGCAACAAGGGAGCCGACCGCATCCAGGCTGACATCGCATGGCGCGACCGTGTAGACAGGGTCCGCTCATCTGTTGACCTTGCCATGCTCATCGCCTACGAGAACGACCAGGGCCAGCCGACCAGCAACGGCAAATGGAAGTGCTGCTGTCCGTTCCACGCTGACCAGCATCCGAGTCTCGACATCGACACCAGGAAAGGCGTCTGGATCTGTCGTGGCTGCAACGTCGGCGGGGACGCCTTTACCTACCTTGAACTGCGCTACGGGCTGGACTTCGCTGGAGCCGTGCGCCATCTGGAGAGCCGTCTGTGACAGACGAACGCGAGATCATGCGGTACGTGGCAGGCCCAACAAACGGGTGGCTCGGGAACTACGTGGAATACGCGCGTAAGATGACCGACGCCCCGTTAGCCTTCCATGTGGCTGGTGGTCTTGCAGCGATGGCGGGCGCTATCGGCAGCAACGTCTACTGGAAGGGCGGCGGCGGGCGCGAGCAGTGGCCGAACCTGTACGTGCTGCTGCTGGCGCCGTCCGGTGTGTTCCGCAAGAGCACTAGCGTGGATCTGCCGACCTACCCACTTGGCAACGCCGTACCAGGGGTAATTCTGGACCGAGAGTTCAGCCCTGAGCAGTTCATCCGCAACCTCGCAGCCCATCCGACGAGCGTGCTCAAGGAGTCCGAGTTCGGATCGCTGCTGGAGCGGATGAAGTCCAGCTACATGCAAGGCATGAAGCAACGGCTCACCGACCTGTTCGACTGCCAGGACACCTACGACCGCACGCTGAGGGGTGCTGAGGGGCGTGGAGAGCGCATCAGCATCGTCAAGCCAGCACTGACCATCCTGGCCGCATCAACGCTGGACTGGCTGGTGGAGTCGCTGACCGAGACAGACATGCGGTCAGGCTTTATGCCGCGCTTCCTGTTCATCGCACCGACCGTCAAGGAAGCAGAGCCGCCAGGGGGATACCTCGCATCGGGTGACGCTCACGCCGTCTCGATCATCACACGCCATCTGGCGTCGATGTCCAGGATGAAGCGCGCCGAGCTGTCGTTCAAGGTGGTTCGGCGCCGATTCGTGGAGTGGACGGCCGATCACAGCACGTTCGCAGAGAGCGGCAACGCGCCCGAGGAGTTGATGGGACTGTACAGCCGACTCGGGCACCACCTCGCCAAAGTCTGTGCGCTCATCACCGTCTCTGATGAAGGAATCGAGCCAGCCTACGAGGTTACCGAGGACGCTGCTGAGCGGGCGATTGCCTTCATGGAGTGGGTGCTGGCTGGCACCTCGCGGGTGTTCGAGGAGCGGGTCACGTTCTCGAAGTTCGAGCAACAGGCTCAGAAGGCGTTGCGGTTCATCGGCGCCCAGACCGACCGGAGCACGCTGCTCAAGCGGATGAAGTGTCAGGCGAACGAGCTGGACCGCCTGCTCATCACGCTCAAGGAGCGCGGCGAGATTGACGAGAAAAGCGAGGCGACCGCTGGTCGTGGGCGCCGCGTCATCGTGCGACTGCTGCCGAACGTGGAAGGGGAAGAAAGGGGAAATAAGGGGGAAGAAAGTGGGGAAAGAAGCCCCAACGGCAAAGTGGTCAATTTTGCGCCGGTTGCCCTGGCGGGGAAATAAGGGAAAGAAGGGTGAAAGAAGTGATGAGTGGTGGGGAAAGAAGGGGAACTTTGGGGAAGAAAGTGGGAACAAAGTGGGGAAAGAAGTTGGGGTCTGAGCGACGGGTGACCAGAGTAGACGCGGTGGAGGGGTTCACATAGCGGCCTGTTTCTCTTTTTTCCCCGTCGTCTCTCTGTCCCCCCTGCTCTACGCACGTAGTAGTAGGGGTGTAGGTAGGTGTGACCTCAATCGGCGGTCAGCCTTTAGGAACGGTAGCAGCAACAGCAAACAACCGAGGGGAGTTTTGAAGATGTTCAGCGGTAGTGCGATTGGGAACCTCGGCAGCGATCCAGAGCTGAAGTATTCAGCGAATGGGGCGCCATTTCTTCGATTCAATGTGGCAACCAACGGTCGGGTGAAGACGCAAGAGGGGAACTGGGAAGACAAGACCGAGTGGGTGCGGTGCACGGTGTTTGGTCAGCGCGCCGAATCTCTGACCCAGTACCTAAAAAAAGGCATGCGGGTCTACGTATCAGGGCGCCTGGAAGCAAAGCCCTGGACTGACCAGCAGGGGGGCGTTCGGGCCGGCTTGGAGCTGATCGCTGACACCGTCGAATTTATGTCGTCTCGTGAGGAAGGACAGCAGCAAACGCCCCGCCGACAGGAGTCATCCACCGATGGCGACCTGCCGTTCTAGGGGGATGAGATGACGATTTCGTTGAGCATGCGGTTTCAGATTCTTGAGCGGGACAGCTTCACCTGTCGCTTCTGCGGCAAGCGGGCGCCCGAGACGGAACTCGAAGTCGATCACGTCGTGCCGCGCTCGAAGGGTGGGAGCGACGACACGTCGAACCTCGTGAGTGCTTGCCGAGACTGCAATCGGGGCAAGGGCGACCGCACCATCGACCTGAGCCGGACGGACTGGAACGCGCTCCTCGGCAAGTTCTTTCACTCCATGTGCTCTGGCGGTCGCGTGCAGCAGCAGGGACAGGTCGTCGGCTCTCTTGGGGACGGGCTGTACGTCGTGAGGTTCTTCGACTGGTTCGTCGGATCAGAGACGAAGCGACAGGTGATCCACGTCGATGACATGCGGACGGGAGCGTGGGCGCTCTACGAGGATGACGATTCGATGCGGGATCACTACGAGCATTCCATCGGTGTTCGGTCGCACGAGGGCGGGGGGACGTGCTCATGTCAGACGGAATGACGATGACGCTCGCGCCACGCACGGGCCTGATCGGCACGCCGCTGACCAACGGCCTGCAACTACCGGGCAACCTCACGTACGACGAGTGGCGGGGCGCCCTGGAGCACGCCGACCTGATCGTCTCGGCCGGCCCGTGGTTCCTCGTGGATCTCATGGCGTACGGGGAGCACCATTTCCCCACCCAGTACACCCAGGCGCTCCCGACAGCCGACGAAGACCCAGATGGCAGCCGGCAGTCACGTCTCAAGCAAGCGGCCTGGATGGCGACGAAATACCCGCGTAACCAGCGGATCGCGGGGCTGTCGTACACCCATCATCGGGTAGCCGCCGAGCTGGAGCCGTACGACCGTACCGCGCTGCTTGAAGAGGCGTTGACGGAGCGTCTGAGCACGCGCGACCTGATGGTGCGTGTCAAGGCTGTGCAGGAGGCGTTGAAGGCTATCGACGCTGCCAGCACGCCTGTGTGCGCCGCTGACGAGGCGTGGCGGCCGACTCCTGACGACCTGACCGACGAGGCCAGCGCGCGGATGCGCTTCGAGCGGACGATGGCCGGCAGAGGCGCCACCTTCGATGCCGGGTGGGTGGCCGCGCTGGCGTGGGCCGAGCAGCTCGATTGCTTCAAGCGTGAATGACCACCAGGAGCACCAGGCCGAGGAGCGGGCGCGCGCTGCGCGATGGCTGGAGGAGGGATAGGGATGAGCAAGTTCTACGTGGTATCGGCGGTCATGCCGTGGAAGTCGATCCGGCTGAACGCAACCGGGCAGGGGTTGCACTGCGACGACAAGGACGTGGCTGGCTACATGGTGGTCTTTACCACGCGTGCCGGCGCTGAGGCGTACATCGAGAGTGCCGGCCCTGATGTTCCCGTAGGGCGGGCCGATGTCCTGGACTTTGAGAGTGGCGCGGCCACGGACGACGACGGCGGGAAGGCGGCAGACGCATGACGCGCAGACGAGCGGTGAGTGATTGGGCCGTGCGTCAGTGGCATCAGGACGAGGTGCGACGGTGGGCGCAGGCGTGTTTCACATGGCGGCAGTTGTCAGGTCTGTGGACGGAGGACGGGAGGCCGTGAAGCATGCGAGCACGGTTGTCGCACTGGTCTTTGTCGTTCCATCCCTGATCGCGCTGATCGCGATTGGTGGCTACATCGAATACATCTGGTGGTTCCAACATCCGGAATACACGAGTCGCGTGATGTTCCTGGAGCACTGGAAGCTGTACGCCGCCGCGTGTTGTTTTGCCATCCCGTTGATGATCGGAATGGGAAGGTTGTTCCGATGACCACATCCCGCGAGTCCTTCCACGCATCGCAGGCCAAGCTCCAGCAGGACCGCAGCGGGCGGGCCGAGCACACGGTGAGCGTCAGCCCGATGGGCACCGTGACTGATGGTACCTGGACGCCGTCGTTTGAGTACCGCGCTCATTGCACCTGCGGAATGCGGTCATCACGCCTCGACACGATGAGCAAGGGCGAAGAGTGGGCGCGGGTGCACCGCCAGAGCGTCCAGGAGCCTCGTACAGCGTCGAAAACGCCAAAAGTGCCCACAGATAGCACTGACGCCGCGCCGCGCGCTGATGAGGGGGCTGTGTGAGCCGACCAAGCTGGGATGACTACTTCTTCCAGGTCGCTGCCACGGTGGCGACCCGAGCGACCTGTCCGCGCGCATCCGTGGGCGCCCTGCTCGTCAAGGACAAAAAGATCCTGTCTACGGGCTATAACGGTCCGCCCTCCGGCCAACCGCATTGTCCGGCCACGCCTGAGCATCTGGCGCTGCCGCACTGTCTCGCCTCGCTGCACGCCGAGCGTAACGCCCTGACGAACGCGACCGTGCAGACCTACGGCGCCACGATGTACGTCGTCGGTCCACGCGTCGTCTGCCCCGACTGCCGAGACGCCATGCAGATCTGTGGCGTCCAGTACCGCTACCGACCCTCGGTCCTGACGCTCGACAGTGTGATCCGTGAGGTCAACGCCTGGCAGGCGGTCACGTTCCCGACCGCAACACCGGCATCTGTCGTTGAGCATCTGCGCCGTGAAGTGATGGAGTTGGTGGAGGAGCCGACGAACGTGCTTGAACTGGCGGACGTGGTGATTCTCGCGGCGGCGCTCTCACTCACCCTCGGCCTGAGCGTCAGCGACCTGACGGCCGTCATCGATGCAAAGCTCGGGGTCAACCGGCTACGAGCGTGGCAGGCCCCAGATCACATGGGCGTTGTCGAGCACGTTCGATGACGGTTCGCACCGGCAGCATCGTCAAGACGTGTCCGTGCGGAACAGAGTTCAGGATCAGCCCGTGCCATCAAGCAGCCGGCAAGGGCAAGTTCTGTAGCCCGCCGTGCGCGATGGCCGGGCGCCGCGTCAACTTCGTCAAGGGCTCCACCACCTCGATCACGCCGAAAGCACTGGCCCGACTGGCTCCGGTGGACGATGACAAGGGCGGGTCGGTGATCTGCGCCCGTTGTGGCCGGGAGCGCCAGCGGGGCGTGAGATGTGTTTGCGAGCGGAGGACTCCAGATGGCGAGTGACTGGACTGGCCCAAACTGGGACATCGGCCCCGATTTCCCCGTGCACGCACGCGGCGACCGTCGTCCGCAGACGCACGGACCGGCGCCGTTGCCGCCCGGCCAATGGTCGCGCCGCTACAGCGCGTGTACGGCGTGCGGGCGCACGGACCACCCTCACGCGTCTCGCGGCGTGTGCTTCGGCTGCCGTGGAAAGGAGCGCGCGTCATGACCACCATCACCACCGTCGCCCTCGATGCTGCCCAGGGCGCCACGTGGATCACGAGACTACGTGTGATGCGCGTTCCGTGCCGCATCAACGTGGACGCCAACGGCCAGTCGTTCGGGGACCGCGTGCAGGATCTCCGAGAGCGTCGCGGCCTGACGCAAACGCAACTCGCCACGAACTGCGGGCTGTCGGTCACTCCCATCCGTGGCGTCGAATGGGAGCGGGGCTGGTGCGTGCAGGCGGATACGGTGGCGCGGATAGCCCGTGCACTCGGCGTCGAGATGGGCGCCCTGTGGTGGGGACAGGAGGCGACAGGGTGAGTCGCCAACTCACGCGTGGGCTTGGTCTGGGACTGATTGGGCTAGGAGTTCTGTTCATGTTCGGGGACGGACCTTTTGGTGCGTACCTCTCGGGACTGTGCATAGGGTCGTCGTTGGTGATTCTCTGGACGCGACAGGAGGCGACAGGCTCATGAGCAACGACCGACCAATCGTCAGCGAGGTCACGCCGCTCTGTCGGCAGATGGCGCCCGCGTTCAAGGCGTGGGCCGAGAGCCTCAACGGTCGCTACGCCAACCTGTTCGAGACGTTCGCCGGCGGGTTCACCGCAAGGGATGCGGAGATTGAGGACGCCGAGCGCTGCCTAGAGTTGGCAGACGTGCTGTACGCAACGGTCAGCGCGGCCATGATCGTCAGCGATTGCAACGAGGCGTGCGAGCACCCGGCCTGCCTGATCCTGCGAGCGATGCGGCGCTACCGGAAGGTCCGCGCCCGCGCACTCCTCGCAACCGAGCCACCAGCAGCAGCGGCGCCACAGCTCGGGGATGCGGAGGCGTAGGCGGATGAGCCGACGAGCAGCGTTCGACTGCGAGCATTGCCGCATGCCGCTGGGCGAGTACGTGCAGGGCGGACTGCGGCTGCTCGGCCACGGCGAGACGATCCTCGGCCCTGACCGCGCGGGCATCACCTGTCCCCGCTGCCAGCGTGTGCGCTGCTGGTCCTACTCGCCGCAGACTACGGCGATGACCAGTCTGGCGGTCGGGTGATATACAACAGAGCGAATCTTGGTTATAATCCTGTGAGCGGAGTACGCCCGCCTCATGTCTGTGTGACGTGAGGCGGGCTTTCTTGTTGTTCCGGGGCAGATTGGAAACGACGTGTACATTCCAGGTGTCGCTGCGATTCTTGTCCTGATCTTCTCAGTGCTGCTGATGCTGGGAGTCCTGCCGTTTACCCCGGTCGTGGTCGGGGCCTTGTTCGTGTGTGTGTGTCTCGGCTTCGTCGGCCCGTACTTCGTCAAAGCGTAGGGCGTCCGTGACACCGCCCGCGCTGCTCACCAGTCTGCGGCGGCTGGTGGCGCACATCGTCTCAGCACTCACTGGTGGCGTCGATCTCCATACCGACCTTGCTGACATCCGAGAGGACCTGAAGAAGATGGCAACCAAAGCCGAGACAGAGCAGATGCTGACCGACCTGTCGGCCACGGTGACCGACTACATCGGTGACGTGAACGCCAAGATGACCGAGATGAACACGAAGCTCGATGCCGCCCTCGCCGCTTCTGCCAACGACGCAGCCCAGGAAGCGCAGATCGCGGAGTTGAAGCAGATCACCGACGACGTGGTGACGCGCGGCACGGCCATCACCGACGCTATCAAGGCTGCTGACGCGTCCGTGGATCGTCCTACGCCGTAGCCGACACCGTAGCGGTCTTTGATTCGATTTGAAATTGGGGCGGAATCAATATGGCGCAGCGCGGAGGCAAGCGGGCAGGGGCAGGCCGAAAGCCTTCGGGGCTGCGGCTGCATCCGCGCGCCGAGTCACCTATTCGCATTGCCGAGTTGAAACTTTCAGAGCATCTGCCCGAGCTGGTCGAGAAGGCGGTCGAGATGGCATTGGCCGGCGACCGTGCCTTGCTGGCGTATTGCATCGACCGCGTGCTCGGAAAGTCCATGCAGCCGGTGGATCACAGTGGCGAGGTTGACCACAAGGTCACGTCGGTCGAGGCGATCCGCGAAGCCATCAGGGTGGTAGCGTGACTGTGACGGCTGCCGATCCGGTCGCTATCGCGCGGTGGGCGTTCGGACATGATCACTGGAAGACCAGCGCGGCCATCCTGCGAGCGATGGACAAGCCGAACGCGAAGGTGGCCGTCAAAGCCTGCCACTCCAGCTCGAAGACGTTCACCGCCGCCGACGTAGTCCTCCTGGCTCTGTTGAACGGCTACGACGTGGTGACGACGGCGCCGACGCAGGAGCAGGTTGAGCGGCTGCTGTGGGGCCACATCAGGCGGGCTATCGACAATAGCCCGACCATCGCCCGCTCCGTGTGGGGCACGATCAACCTGACCGAGATCAGGATGCCGACTGGCGAGTTTGCCGTGGGCCTTGCAACCAAGCCTGAAGAGGGCGGCGTCCGATTCCAGGGGCACCATGCACGGCCAGGATCGGCCCTGGTGGTCGTGATCGATGAGGCCCTCGGCGTGAACCCGGGCATCTTCGAGGCCGTCGAAGGCTTCTCTGCTGGCGGCGACGTGCGGCGCCTGTACCTGTTCAACCCGACGATCCCCTCCGGCCCGGTCTACGACATCTTCACGAGCGATGATCCTGACTGGGAGCGCTTCACCATCGACGCCTTCGACTCCCCGAACCTCGAAGGGTTGGACCTGGCGTCGCTCCTGGCGTTGCCAGAGCACGAGCTGGACAACAACGTCCGCCCGTACCTCGTGACCCGCCGCTGGGTGCGTGCTCGGTACTACGAGTGGGGCGAAGACAGTCCACTGTGGCAGTCTCGCGTGCGTGGTCGCTTCCCCGATCAGGCGTCCAACAGCCTGATCTCGCTGGCGTGGCTGGAAGCCGCAAAGGCGCGGCCGGGTGTCTGGTCTGAGAAGGGCGGTGACGTTGTCGCAGGCGTGGACGTGGCCGGCCCGGGCAAGGACGAGACGGTCGTCTATGTCAGGCAGGGTACGCGCGTACTCGGCATGTACCCGTTTCCGTCCCCCGACAGTCGCGGTGAGACGCTATCGGTGCTTCAGACGTGGCTGCATCGAGGGCTGAAGACGGTCAACGTGGACAGCGCTGGCGACGGGCATTACTTCATGCTGCACCTGCGAGAGAACCTGCCGAGCACCATCACCGTCAACGGCATCAACGTGGGCAGCAGCCCGACCGACGCCATGAACCTCGACGGGCGTACTGCCAAAGACGTGTACGCGAACCTCAAGGCTGAGTTGTACTGGGGCCTGAGAGAGCAGTTCCGAGACGGGCTGGTGAGCGGCTTGACGGATCAGACCACGATCAGCCAGCTTGCGTCGATTCTGTGGGCGCCGAACAGCAAGGGCAAGACGGAGATTGAGCGCAAGGAGCAGGCAGCGAAGCGCGGGGTCAAGTCCCCAGACCGCGCCGAGGCGTTGATGCTCGCCTTTGCTCCACGCCTGCAAGACCAGATGCTTGCTCATGCCTGGAGCGGGCAGGCCGCCAACATTCTGACGCCTGACGAGGCGAAACTGCCCTGGAATGCGCCCTCAGAGCGTCCAGGGGCGCCGTGGGCCGCGCAGGACGCTGAGAAGCAGCAGGGTTGGCTGGAATCGGCCAAGTGGTAGCGAAGGAGGTCTGACATGGTTGAGGTTCGATACGTGCACCGACTGGCGCCGCGAGCGTGTGACAGGGTCTACACGGTCATGAGCGGTCCGCTCACCGTTGACGGCGGCTTCGATACGGGCAAAACCTCGTTCCACCAGCCGGAAGGCGTGCGCTGCGAGTGCGCCGATGGCGGCAAGCGCGAAGCGGTCGGGCTGCACATGCTCAACCCGAACGAGATGGCCCAGTTGGGCACGGTCGAGAAGCGCGGCGTCGAGTGGATCGAAGTCGGCATCGCCATGACGAAGGCTGAGGACGACGACAGCGACGCGGACGGCACGCCCGATATCGCGGAATCCCTGCCGTTTGTCGAGGCCAGGAAGCCGAAAGCCAGGCCGAAGCCGAAGGTCAAGAAGGCGCCGAAGGTAGCCGAGAAGCCGGCTGCCCCCGCGCCGTGGACGCCGCCTTGGGGCAAGCGCGACGAAAAGAGCTAGCGGTGATCATCAGCCAGCGCCAGCAGCCGATCTCGGCCAAGAACGCCGACCACAAGATGATCAACGACTTGTGGGAAAGCACGGCTGCTCGCGTGGCGCCGTCTCGGCGCCGCATCGCCATCTGTCGGGCGATCAGGCGCGGGCTGTTCACGGTCCGCATCCCGCAGACCTGGCTCAAGGGGCTGGAGGGGCAATGGCTGGAGTCGGCCGTGCCCGAGCGCTGGCAGCTCGACCTGAACCTGTCCAACGTGCTCGGGGAGGATATCCCGACGTTCACCCGCACGCCGCTCGGGACCACCGACACGGCCCAGGAGGACGCCGACGAGTGCGAGTCATGGATCAACGCGGCCGAGGCTGACGAGAACGGCGGCACCGACTACGACGCGATGACCGGCCTTGCCGTGCAGGATGGCGAGTGGTCGAGCCTTGTGCTGCCACGGACGGCTGGCATGCGGCGCCCGCCGTCGTACATGGAGAAGCGGACCGAGGACGCGAGCGGCAACGTCACCATCCTGAAGCCGAAGGACACCTACGACCGCGACGAGCGCGGGCGCCCGGCCGACAAGCCCGACTACAAGGGCCGATCCGAGCGACAGTCGCGTAAAGCCTACGACCAGGCGTATGAGCGATGGCTGGCAAAGAATCCGTGCTGGGAAACCCGCCTGATCAGTGCCACCGACGTTGCCAACGTCATGACGCGGGGCTTCGGGCGCAAGCGCTGGGAATGTACAGGGCTGGTGATTCGCACCCGCTACGAGCCAGAAGCGCTGATCGCGCGCGGCTGGGAGTGGGCCGGCATGGGCAAGACCGAGATGATCCCCCGCGAGCACGGGACGGACTCTCGGTACGGCGACGGCGGCATGGTCTACTTGTACGAGGCGTACCTGCTCGATGAGGACGGGATGCCGTTCTGCACCTACAGCGTGGGTGGCGACGAGACGTGGCAGGTGACCGATAAGGGCGACCGTGAAGCCGTCATCGATCTGTACAAGGATCACGGGCTGGAGCGGAAGACCTGGGACCACCACTACGGACTGCACTTCGAGGATGACCCGGCCTTCCGAGGCGTGCCGTTCATCTGGCCGCTGGTGCCGACGCTCCTGAACCTCGAAGGTTTGCGGACGGCCATTGGCGCCGCAGCATGGCGCAACTCGTTCACGGGCAAGGTCATTCGGCCTGACCCGAACGTGCCGCCGTCCGCGTACCTCGACGGCCACGGACAGTTCAAGCCGTGGGAAGATCCCGGCCCCGGGCAGACCAAGCCGGTCTACGGCGAGATCAGCCCCGTTGAGCAGGCCCGCGTGGGTGACGACGCGTACAAGATGCTGGCCGAGCATCGGCAACAGTTGGTGATGGGGTCGCCGGACGACTCGCAGTACGGCGGCAGCGGTCAGGATCAGTCGGGCCATGCGAAGGTGGTCGGGCACGACTTGCTGATGTCCGGCAAGCGGCAGTTGCGCGACGGCATCCTCGGCTGTGCGGAGTCGGTCGCCTCGGCCAAACTGTACATCGCGGACTTGCAGCACAAGCCGAAGAAGGGCGAGCGCTCGATTGACTGGCCGGTCTTCAAGGCCGACGAGGAAGTCCTTGACACGGGCGAGGAGCGCACGCGGATGACCATTCTGCCGCTCAAGGAGCGGTGGCTGGACGGTCAGTACGACATCAAGGCCGAGTTCCCTGAGCGCGGGAACGCGCTGGAGATCGAGCAGGAGGCCAGCCTCGCTGAGCGCGGGTTCAGCCATGTTGAGAACGTGCTCAAGAAGAAGGGCGTCCGCAACACGACCATCGAGATCGCGAAGATCGCGAACTGGCGCTACCTGCTGCAAGACCCGCGCGGCATCGCGGAGCTTCAGATGCGCGGCGCCGTGCTCAGGGGCGATGTGGAGCGGCAGAAGCTGCTGGCAGCCGTCCAGGCGCAGGAGGCAACGGCTGACGGCACGCCAACGGCCGCGCTTGAGGGTGGCAGCGCACAGCCAGCGTTGCCGCCAGGAGGCCCGCCGCAGGGGAATAACGGGCCGACCGCGCTCGGGAACCCGGCGCAGAACAGCCTGAACGCCACGATATCCGGCGCGATGGGCCAGGGGCCGGCCAATATGGACGCACAGGCGCAGCAGGCGTTGCAGAGTGGGATGGGCTGATGGACGAAGACGAGCAGATGAGCGGACATCCGATGGATGAGCCTGCGATCAACTACGACCTCGCGATTATGGCGATGAAGATCGATCTTGCTGAGCGTAAGGCGAAGCTTGCACTGGAAGCCGCCGCTGCCGGCGCTATCAAACCCGACGTGGCGGCCCCGTACATTGAAGCATTTATGGGGCTGGAGATCGAGGTTTAGCGTGCCAGCACGGAAGCCGACACCCGTTTTCGAGGAAGTGCTGTCGAAGCAGCGCGAGCAGATGCTCGACCAGTACGGCCGCGCGCTGGCCGGGGTACAGGGGCGCCCGCCGGACTCGTCACCGACTGATGAGGACGACGAGTACGAAGCGTGGACCCAGCGTGACCCGAAGGTGCTCCCCGAGCATCTTCAGCAGATCGCCGTGCAGACCGCCCAGGAATTGAGCCAGCAGACCAACGAGGACGGCACGCCGATGTGGACGCCCGAGCAGATAGCCGTGGCGGTTCAGGGGCGCCAGACGCTCGCCCAATACCCATTCAGACACCTGACCTACACGCTCGGGGTGGAAGGGCTGGAGAACCAGATCACCAAAGCGAAGCAGGTGGCAAAGCGTGTACAGGCGCGGCAGCAGCGCGAGATGATGACGAACATGGAAGCGCAGGGATGGGCGCCCGTGAGCGACGGGAACGCGCCGCCTGAGCAGGGGGCAGTCTGATGCCGTTCTGTGGCCTGCTGATCTCGTGCGCGGAGTGCGGGCGCCCGGTCGAGAGCGTCGTCTACAGCCAGCACGCGGCAGATGGCAGGTTTGGGGGCTATTGGCCGTTCGCGGACACGCACGAGCGCGCATATGGGCACTATCCATACGACTCGCGCGTGACACGAACGCGTGGCCTGATGCCCTGGAAGGGAGACAAGTAACGTGGTGGAGTGGATTCACACAGGGGGATGGCGTCACGGGGACCAGTGCTACTGCACGCACCCCGGCGGACTTGGGCTTCTTCCGCCCGAAGAGGCTGCGGCCGAGCGGGCACGTCGCCGCCGCGTGCTGAAGACGGGCGTTATGCCGCTTACCAACGACGATGGAACAGTGGAACTCGTGTCCGTCAAGGTGGAAAGCAGTTGTGGCCGATACGCGGATCTGGGGGCCATGTTCGCGAAGGCGAGCCTTCCGCCGCAGGGGGAGGAAGACTGACATGGCAGCTCGCGCAGTCTGGAACAAGTCGAACAGCGACGGCACCACCACCTACATCTACGACGACGGGTCATTGGCCGTCTGGAATCTGAGCACGGGCGAGAAGGTGCGCGAGGCTGGCGCCAACCCGCAACTCGCTCAGGCCATACAGTCCGGCGACACCAACACCATGCAGCAGACCATCGACTACGGGACGCAATGGCTGGCGTCTCCGATGGGACAGGACTACATCAGCACCCGGCAGGCGGCGTCTGATGAGGAGAAACGCCGCTACGAGAACACCTACGGCCTCCAGAAGAACGCGCAGAATTTCTCGCAGGGCATGTCGAAGGATCAGCTCAACTTCGACAAGTCCAAGTGGAACGACCAGTACGGACTCCAGCGTGATGAGTTCGGCTTCAAGACGGGGCCGGAGTTCCAGTTAGAGAAGGACAAGTTCGGCCAGAACGTCAAGGAGTCGGATGCTCGCATCCTCGACCTGGAGCGCAAGTACGGGCTGGACTCCTCGCGCCTCGCGCTCGACTACAACAAGCAGAGCATCGACTACGCCAAGACCCCGCGCTCGTGGCTCGACTCGCTCGACTGGGAGCGCGGCGGGGCCGGCGCCGGCATCCCGGTCTACATGCAGAACCTGGCGGCCAACATCAGCAACCCGGCCTTCCAGAGCAAGGGTGCCGGCACGCCGCAGATGAACAGCCTCGGGCAGACCGTGGCCGATGCGAGCGGCAACCAGGCAGCGGCAGCGGCGGACCCGACTGCCGAGACGACGAAGGCGATTGCCGGTATCGCGAAATTGTCACCGCCGAGCAGTACGGTGGGGATGAGCGGGCGTGATGCGGCGACGATCCAGTTGCTGACCGAGATGTACAAGAACGGCGCCGGCAAGATCGGGGAGGGCAAGTGGGAGAGCTTGATGCCCGACGAGCAGGACACCATTCTGGGCACGTTCGATAGAGTGGCGCCGAACGGGGGGAATCGTTGGCTTCAAGACCTGGGTAGGACTCGAATCCCAACGGCATCACGAGCGTACGCGACAGGCTAAGGAGGCGACATGAAGACCACCCGACGATCCCTACTCCAGATGCTCGGCCTCGGCGCCGCAGCCGCCGCCCTCGCGCCTGCCGCCAGCATGGAGACGGCCAGCGCTGCCCCAAGCAAGGGAACGCTACGCCTATCGAACGTTGAGCCACTGGCGTTCAAGTCGGGCACCGATGCGCTGACGTGGACCGGCAGCGTGAGGTTCGAGTGCTGCACGGTCCACGACATTCGCGACTACGGTGCTTTGTGCGATGGCGCGACTGACGATTCGGCTGCGGTTCAGGCGGCCGTCGATGCCGCAGCATCAGACGGTGGCTACGTCACGCTGCATTCAGGCACTGTGCTCGGCTCCTCTGTTGCCATCGAGCAGGCTCGGGCGGACGGCTACAACCGGGGGCGACTAGTCGAAGAGGCGCGGCAGGAGAGTCGGCAGGCGCGAGCCGTTCAGTCGATCCTGGATGGCGAAATGGTGACCATGACGATCCCTCATGACAACCATCCGTGGACTGAAAGCTAAGCGATGACGGTGTACTGGCCTCGGAGTGTGCATAAGGCGCTTGCAGGCATGGGCTTCGCTGCCGAGACGGAGCCGCAGCTCCAGCAGATCGGCGCTGCCGAGGCGCAGTCCAACATGCAGCAGGCCGGCTGGCAGCCCATGTCTCCGATGCAGGCCGCGCCGATGCCGTCCGCCGATCCCGCGCCGCTGCCTGAGATCACGCTGCCATCGCTTGAAGAGGCGACCGCGCGGTGGAAGGAACAGCCGAAGCCCACGCCCAGCGGAACCCCGTCAGGTATGCCGAGCAACGCGCCGCGCACGGGCGGGATGACCAGCACGTTCACCACAGGTGATCAGTCGCCAGCCTTGCGGCCGGGCGAGAGCCTCGGCAATGTGACGCTCATCGGGAACGCGGGCACGCGCGCATCCAGATTCGCCAACGAGATCGCACGCGTGGCCGCCGAGGAAGGCGTGCCGGCCGATGTGCTGGCGGCCATCCTCGATACCGAGGACAGCGGCGAGACGAGCGTGTCGTCAGCCGGCGCCCGTGGGCTGATGCAGGTTGTCCCTGGGCAGGGCTTCGATCTGCCGGGCGAGGACGCGGCCGACCCGACCACCAGTATCCGTCAGGGCGCCCGCGCACTCAAAGAGAAGTACCGTATGGCTGGCGGCGACTGGAACGCGGCCGGACGGTTGTACTTCGGCGTTGGCGCCGACGCAGGCGGCACGACGGATAGTCAGTATCAGTCGATCTTTGAGCAGAACCGCTCGAAGTACCAGCAAGGGGCCCCGCAGTCGCGGACAGGCCCGATGCCCGAGGACGCGGTGCCCGGTGGGCGCCAGACGGCTGACCTGTACCCGCGCCAGGACTTGCTCGATGACCCTGACAAGTGGGCGGTGTGCGGGCCGTTGGGGATCATGGCGTTTGCGGCCATGAAGGGCCAGCCCATCGACTACCAGACGGCGAAAGAGGCGGCGCGTAAGGCCGGGTGGACGCCAGAGGGCGGCATGGCCGGGCCTGAGAGTCAGGTGGCCGCGCTCAACTCTATCGGCGTGAAGTCCAAGACCGGCCCGATAGACGTGAACCTGATCGCGCAGGAGGTTCGCAACGGGAACCCCGTGGGCCTGTCGTCTCCTGGGTCCAGTGGTCACTACTTCACGGTGCAGGCGGTAGACGATCAGGGGCGCCTCGAC